ACGGCGGATACTGGAAACCTGACGTTGAAAGTCTTGAGATGCAGGAGCTTGCGAAGAGACTTGCACCGGTAATCGCATCCGAGGTTGTAAACTACGACGACGCCGACAAGCAGGCTGAGGTTATGCGGTGGGCGTTGCAGGCAAAGTCAAACGGACGCATCGCCGGATCTATCGAGAGCGCCACGTCTGATCCGCGAGTTATCGTGGGCGTTGACAACTGGGACTCCGATGAGACGCTTCTCGGCGTATCAAACGGCGTTATCGATCTTCGCAACGGAGAACTGCTTAAGGGCAGACCTGATCTTTACATCACGCGACGCGCACCCGTTGCATACACCGCAGGTGTACGAAACATAAAGTGGGAACAATTTTTAGACTTTGCAACAGGAGGAGACAAGGAGCTGCAGGACTGGCTTCAACGTGCGGCAGGGTACTCGCTTACAGGCTTAAGAACTCACGACGTCATGTTTCTAGTCTACGGTCCTGCTGGGTCCGGTAAGAACACCATGGTTGAGGCACTTGTTAAGTGCATGGGTACGCAGCAATATGCGTGGCCGCTTGACTCGTCAATTCTTGCCCAGGGTGACGGGCAGTCACACGGATCTGACCTCTACCACTGGGCCGAGCTAAGAGGACGTCGTCTTGTGTGGGTAGACGAGCTTCCTGACGGAGAGCGCATGAAGGAAAACTCAGTTAAGAAGCTCACAGGCTCCTCTGAAATATCTGCACGCTCACCTGGAGAGAAGCCGTTTACGTTTTCATCCCGCGCAAAGTTGTGGGTAACAACAAACCACCGACCGATAATTAACGACGACGCGATGTGGCGTCGTATCCGTCCAATTCCACTTAACAAGGTTCCAGAAAATCCAGACCCAGAACTAAAGGCTTACATCTTTGATCCTGAGGGAGCCCTTCCAGCGGTTCTATCGTGGGCCGTGGAGGGCGCGATAAAGTTACTCGGCTCGTCCGCGAGAGACTCGCTAGGCTGGTGCACCGCGGTATCCGAGGCGGCGGAGATATATCGCAAGAACGAGGACCGCATCGGAATCTTCATGAACGAGGAGACGAAGGAGTCCGAGGGAGCAACTACTCCGGTAAAGGCTCTGTACGCGGTGTATCGCGCGTGGTCCGAGGAGCGCGGTGAAAGACCGATGACACAGATCGCGTTTCAACGTAAGATAAGTGACCGCGGACTGCAGGTCAACGGACTTGGCTCAAAGGCCGAGGTTCTTGGACGAGCACTCATGCCGCGCGTAGTACAAACAGGAGAGGTTGACTGGGGCATCGCCTCACGATTCGCAAGGTAAGGAGCATGAAGATGAGAGGCAAGATCATCACCGCGACCGCGGTGGCAATCACCGCGTCAACGCTGCAACTTGCAACCGCGGTAGACGAGATAAAAAACTTTGCGTCGGTAGACGCGGCGATAAAGACACTTAAGGTCGCGCCTGACGTTCGCGACGGATACTCAAGAACAAAGTTTAGACACTGGTCAGACCTTGACAAGAACGGATGCAACACGCGAAACGACGTGATCATCCAGGAGGCGCTTGTCAAGCCAAAGGTTGACAAGGGATGTAAGATCGTGAAGGACACCGGCAGGTGGTTGTCCGCGTACGACGGAGTGACCGTAACTAACTTCTCAGGACTTGACGTCGACCACATGGTTCCTCTTGCCGAGGCGTGGGACTCCGGAGCCAACCTGTGGGACACCGCCAGGCGCGAGGTATACGCAAACGACGTGGGAGATCCGGTCTCGCTCATCGCCGTCACCGCGACCACGAACAGGTCTAAGTCAGACCAGGATCCTGCGGAGTGGCTACCTGCGAAGGACGTGTGTACGTACATAAGGAACTGGATACAGGTAAAGGTTCGCTGGTCACTTACCGTGGATGAAAACGAGCTAAAGGTGATACGCGCGACAAACGCCAAGTGTCCGAAGGCAAGGATGAAGGTTGCGGTGGTAGGGTAACGTGGAGCACATCGACTGGCGGGCACGTGACCTCACGAGGTTGGAGCAGGAGTCATCTCTGCGTGAGAGTATATTCAACGACATAACCAGGTACGCGGACGACGCGAGGAAAAAAGGAATGTCCGAGGCGTTTGTCTCCGGGGTTGAGCTTGCGGCGGAGATCGCGCTCCTAGGAGGACGTGAACCTAAGCAAGAAGATCAATGTTGCTAAAGTTAGTATATAAGTACTAAAAACAGTATATAGTACAAATACGTTTTTGACGCTCGGGAGAGGGTGTTAAAAGCAAAAGAGAGCCGGCGGCGTAACCTCCAGTCCTACGCCTCCGGCTCTTATCTTTTTAATCTATTATAAAACTAGTCTGTAATCTCAACCCAAGAGGTTGTTGCCTCGTCCCATCGATAGTTCTTACCGTCCGTTGGGTAAGGCGTAGGCGCCTGCCACCGGCAGGTGTCCTCGTTTAACACCCAGGAGCTAAACGGCTTCGGCGCGATGAACGCATCTCTCTCAGAGTCATATGTGTAGCCGATACCTGCGTAATTTTTGCGGATGTTTCCGTTGTAGGAGGTTCTCTTGCATGACGTTGCGTTTAGCCAGGGACGTGATGCGTAGAAGACTTCCCACGCCTCACCTGATCCGCCCACGACGGTTCCGTCGACGTCGGTCTGAGTTATGTTCTCATCAACTCCGGTGATCACCTGAGTTACGACGTTGTTCTCATCTAATATCGCGTAGTGTGCCATTATGCCCAACTCACATTCCCTGAACCTGCTGTAATTGTGGTAACCTTATCTGATGCAACTGTTGATGTTGAACTCGTTAGTCCTGCACCGATAGTAATAGTTTTTGAATTAGAGTATCTTAAGATTACAACACCAGAACTACCTGATCCTCTGTATTGACTTCCATAATGTGATCCTCCTCCTCCACTTCCACGATTTGCAATTGAGGCATTAGTTGCAGCAGTTCCTCCAAAACCAGTTGTACCATTTGCACCGTTTCCAGCACCAGCACCCCCTCCTTGTCGACCTCCGTCACCAGAACTACCTCCAGCACCACCACCACCACCTGCGTATGCTACTGATGAACCAGTAATAGAGTTATTTGTTGATGAACCACCAGTTCCGCCAGTATAGCCTGAACCACCACCGCCACCACTACTAGAACCACCACCACCACCAGTAGAAAGTCCTCCGCCAAAGCCACCTGCTCCGTCGTACCCTTGAGGAGGAGTTGTTGAAGGGACATTACCTTTGCCGTCTGTAGAATTAGCACCATCATATCCTCCTCCGCCTGATCCTCCAGATGCTCCTCTATTTCCATTTACACCGCCTCTTCCGCCACCAGCGGATGTTATTGATGAGAACACACTGTTAGAACCTGAGTTTGCAGTTGGATTAGTACCACCTGAACCACCTGCACCAACTGTTACTGTGTAGTTTGTAGAAGGACTTACCTGTAAAGTAGATGTACGGTATCCACCTGCGCCGCCGCCGCCGTCACCACCTGATCCTCCTCCTGCTACAACTAGATACTGAACACTAAAGGTATTTAGCGGAGTAACAGAGTTACTTGAGCTTGATGAGTCTGAGGTACCTGCGGAGCTAGTTGCGGTGATCGTGAAGGTGTATGCCTGCCCACTTGCAAACGTTCCGGTGACGGTTAAAGGTGAGGTAGTTCCACTTGTTGATAATGCAATTGAAGGTGAGGAGGTTGCTGTATAAGATGTGATCGGAAGCTTGCTGTCGGGTGCGGTAAACGCAAGCGAGACGGTGGTTGAGTTTGTAACAGTGGCTGTGCCTACGGTTGGAACTCCAGGTGCACCCTTCGCTCCTGAGCCCTGTGATCCTAGGATTGGCACAAAAGCTCCTTACCTACGCTACTTTGTATTTTAAGATACTACTCAGAGATTTCAACCCAGGAGGTTGTTGCCTCGTCCCAGTTGTATCTCTTACCGTCCGTTGGCATCGCAACCGGTGCCTCCCACAGGTAGGTGTCAGAGTTTAGACTCCATGAGGCGTACGGACGCGGTGCGGCAAAGCCTGTTCCGTCCCAGGTGTAGCCGATACCTGCGTAGTTTTTGTTAAGAGGTCTGCCCTCTGGATGTTGATTTCCGTGTGTGTTGTATGAGGTCTGAACCCAGGTGCCACCTAGGTTAGCCTCACACCACTCCTTGTTGTCGGCAACTATAACCTGAGCTACAACGCCATCCTCTACCTTTGCATAGTGTGCCATGTGTTTATCCTTATCTTGTTAGTTAATATCTTATACTATCTTAAATTGCATATCTTACTATAACGATACCTGAGCCGCCATTAGTGACATAACCTCCGCCACCTCCTCCTGTATTAGCAGTTCCGTTTACACCACTACTACCACCGCCGCCAAGACCACCTGTACCAGTATTATAGCCACCACCTCCACCAGCATAATATGTTGAAGTTCCTGATATTTCTACCACCACGCCATTACCGCCATCACCGCCATTATTCGAACTATTTAAACTAGCATTTTTACCAGTTTGACCAGCACCACCACCACCGCCAGTTTTAAAGACTGCTCCAGCATCGTTTGCATTACCTCCCGCATATCCTTGGTTAGAGGTACCAGCACCACCAGTTGCAACACCATTTCCATTATATATAGAAGCCCCGCCTCCTGATCCGCCACTAGAAACTGAATGAGACGTATTACTAGACATACCCCTTCCACCGCCGATAGAAGTTATGGTTGAAAATACTGAGTTATTACCACTTGTGCCTGTTGAATAACCGCCTTGAGTTCCACTTTGAGTTCCGCCTGCGCCAACTGTTACTGTGTAATTTGTTCCTGATGTCAGAGAAAGTGCGGATTCTAAAGAACCACCGCCACCTGTTGCAGTAACGGTTGAGCGAAGTCCACCAGCACCACCGCCAGAGCCACCATTACCTCCACCTGCGCCACCACCTGCCACTACTAAGTAATCAGCAGTTAGATTTTGAGTAGGTGTAAATGTTCCACTTGATGTAAAAGTGTGAATTATAAAATTACCACTAAATGTAACTGTTCCACCAACTGCTTTTGCTTGTTGAGCAAGTGTTGTAAAAGTTCCTGATGAAGTAAAAGTATGAATTGTGTTAGGACTTACATAAGTTATTGTTCCACCATTTGCCACTTGTCCGCCAGAGTAGCGAGCAACTACAATTCCTGAGCCGCCACTTCCTCCAGCAGCACCGCCGCCTCCACCTGTGTTAGCAGTTCCTGAGGTTCCATTTCCAGTACCACCACCTCCTGAACCACCTGCTCCAGACTTAATTCCCCCACCACCAGCACCTGTACCATCTCCACCTCCACCACCTCCAGCATAAGTAACGCTAGAACCAGAAATAGATACTGCTACACCTGCACCTCCGTCACCACCTCCAGCTCCAGCGTTTAGACCTCCAGTGGCCTGTCCTCCAACAGCCCCTGCACCACCGCCACCATTTCCTGCCCAACCGAGCATTGCACGTTGACCACCTGCGTAGCCTTGGTTGGCAGTTTCAGTACCAGCAGCGCCTCCGTTCGCATCTCCACCACCACCTGATCCTCCGTTACCACCACCACCAAAACCACCTCCATTTGAAGTAATAGAGGCAAAGACAGAGTTATTTCCAGTTGCGTCTGAAATTCCACCTGCGCCGACAGTTACCGTGTAGTTGGTGTTAAGATCTAACGTTAACGCTGACTCTAACGAGCCACCACCACCTGTTGCAGTTACGGTTGACCTAAGTCCTCCCGCACCACCTCCACTACCATTTTGGCCATAGTCACCAGAGCCACCGCCACCACCACCAGCAACTACTAGGTAGTCAACGGCAGGTCCTAAAAATGACTTGGTGTTTTGAGATGCTTGCGTTCCTAGGATTGGCACAGATACTCCTTAAGATTTAACGATGATATTCTATCTTACTTTTCTTCCTCCATGTTTTCGTTAAGCACGTAGTTTATCGTTGAGGCGGTCCACCTTCCACCGTAGGCACTCTTGATTCCCTCAGCATCTAGACCGCGCGCGATTGCCCTAAGTGACAAGCCTCTTGATCTTTCATCTCTTATTCGTTGACGTATCTCGTCTGAGATTCTTTGCTTTGGTCCAAGGTCCTTTCCCCAGACCAGTCCGCGATCACGACGATCCTTGTGAATGTCCTTCTGTCGCTCGGCGATGATGGCACGTTCCATCTCGGCCAAGGCAGACATGATTGTGACAGTAAATCTTCCATTGTGAGTAGAAGTGTCTAAATTAAGGTCAAGCAGTACTAAACGCCAGCCGTGTTCATTTGAATGATCTACTATAGAAAGAAAATCCTGAGTCGATCTTGCCAAACGGTCAATTCTTGTTACAAATAAAGCGTTAGCTTCTCCTGCAGAAAGGCGCTTTAGCGCCTCACGTAGGACTGGTCTACCTTTTATAGACTTTCCAGACCTTCCTTCTTCTCTCATAAGCTCATAGCGAGTAAAGCCAGCAGCTTCTGCTGCGCTTTTTAATGTTCTTGCCTGAGCGTCTAAAGATACACCTTCGTTTGCCTGCTGTGATGTAGATACTCTAGCATAAAGAAGTGCAAACTTGTCTAAGCTACTGTCTTCTAATCTTTTATTTTTTTGTTCCACGGAACCTTACCTTTACGAGCTAGTGATAGTTTTACCTTTTGTGCTTCACTCATAGGGACCCCTTTATTTACAGGTGTTCTACCCTTATGAGCTATAGAAATTTTTTTACGTGTTTCATCAGACACTATCTTCCCTCTATGAGCTCTTCCTATCGCTTCTTTTGTTGCTTGGGTATGTTTATGCCCTTTAGCTCCTTCCGATATTCTCTTTTTGTGCTCTCCTGATAGCTTTTTTCCTTTTTTCGCCTCAGATAGCTTTCTTTTTGTTTCATCGGACATCGGTACCCCTAGCGTAGGTGAAGGCCTGCCTTTCTTTGCTGCAGACATTTTTGCCCTAGCCTCAACTGTATGCTTGCGACCAGTTATAGCTTTTCTTAGTTTTCCTAGGCTTTCTTCACTCATGTTAAGTATTCCCTCACCTCCTGAAGTCATGTTCAAAAGGCGCTTATTTAAGGACCTATAGTGCGCTATCATATTTATTTCTTCTTGAACGGCTTTATCCCAAGATATACCACTTTTTACTACTAAATAGGTAATATCGTCATACTTTCTCATCCAATCATAGACTGGAAGGTTATGACCATTATTTTTTCTAACTATATGACTGTTAAACCTAATAGAAGGATCGTCATATTTAGAAATACCTATGTATCTAACGTCTTTGGGCGATGAACTTCTTACAAGTACATACACGCATGCCATAATGCAAATATTACCTTACTTTGTATTGACTAATATTTTGGCATACTAATATTTGTGTGTACATTGCTTAAAAAAGAGTACTTTACCTGTTCTAATGTACAATTTTTACATAAAATCTATTAGGTAAAAACTGCTTACACCCTTGCGGTCAAGGGTAGACACATCATATTAGGTTTTTAGCCGCTTGACGTGCCTAGTTGAGGCTAAGCTTATGACTTCTTAGTGCAACTTCCTGTGCCTTATCTCAGAACTGGAGCGGCGAAAGAAGCAAAGATATGATACCATCGACAAGTACAAGATATCTAAGGAGAGAACATGGCAAAGCAGGAAAGTAAGACCGCGCAGGAGAAGACCACCAAGTGCTACACGTACGAGGTAAGAATGCTTATCCAGGTTCTGTCCGACGACGACGAGAAGGCCGCGCAGTTGAAGCTTGACAAGGAGGGCGGATACGTCTCGCGACGAGACGTTAAGCTCGTTGACGCTGTACCACTTTACAGTCAGGCGTAGTCAACTACTTCATAAAGGTATAAGATATACCTGTTCACGTAAAATTGGAGTAACTCTTCTATGGCACACTTTGCAAAGCTAGATGAAAACAACGTTGTCCTTGAGGTAAACGTCGTAAACAACGACGTACTTGACCCAGCCAACGAGGAGTCTTCAGGAGTTGCGTTTCTAACCGACTGGTCAGGTGGTTACTCAGCTTGGAAGCAGACCTCATACAACAGCACATTTCGCAAGAACTACGCTGGCATCGGATTTACCTACGACGCCGCAAGGGACGCGTTCATCGCGCCGAAGCCTTACGCCTCATGGACGCTAGATGAGGCTACCTGTCAGTGGCAAGCGCCTACACCAATGCCGACAGATGGAAAGGTCTACAGATGGGACGAGGACACCACAAGCTGGGTTGAAGTTCAGCCTGAGTAGCAATTAAGTAGTAGATAGGTAAAACTTAATGCCAATCCTAGGATCACAGGGCTCAGGAGCGAAGGGTGCACCTGGGGCTCCCGTTGTGGGAACCGCGACGGTAACAAACTCAACAACAGTTTCCCTCACCTTTACCGCACCCTCAAGCAAGCTTCCGATCACATCTTATACAGCAACGTCCTCACCATCAATTGCATTAACAACAAGTGGAACTACCTCACCTTTAACCGTCACCGGAACGTTTGCTTCTAGTACCGCCTATACATTTACAATTACTGCAACAAATGCCAACGGAACATCCTCTACATCTAGTGCAAGTAATAGCGTAACTCCATTATCAACAGTTACAGTTGACTTTTTAGTAATTGCAGGCGGAGGAGGTGCTGGTGGAAATAAGGGTGGTGGTGGTGGTGCAGGTGGATATAGAACCTCCGCGGGTACAAGTGGTCGTAACTCTTCTGCAGAAGCATCTTTATCTTTAACACGTAACGTAAGTTATTCCGTTACAGTCGGTGCAGGAGGAGGTGGTGGACTTACTACAACTCCAACTTTTCCTACAAATGGGTCTAACTCTACATTTTCTACCATAACATCAACAGGTGGAGGCAGTGGAGGTCAGGAAGGAGGTGAAGGAGATAAGGTAGCACAAGTAGGAGGTTCTGGTGGCGGTGGCTGGTGGTTTAGAACTGGAGCAGCAGGAACTGCTAACCAAGGTTATGCAGGTGGTGTTGGCCACGAATCGAGTGATAGAGGTGGCGGCGGCGGCGGCGCTGGCGAAGCAGGTGAAAATTACTACAGCGATACTGAGGACGGCAGAGGAGGAAGTGGTATTGCTTCTTCAATAACGGGTTCCTCTATCTTAAGAGGTGGAGGTGGCGGAGGTGGAAGAAGTAACATGGTTCATGGACTTGGAGATCTTAAGGGATTTCTAGCAGGAGGTGGACGTGGCGGTAGAAGTGTATCTGTGCCTGGTACTGATGGAACTGCTAACACAGGTGGAGGTGGCGGTGGAGAATACACAGGACCCTCTCTTCCTGGAAAAAATGGTGGCTCAGGTGTGGTCATATTGAGAGCGCTGCAGGCCGCGACTGCAACAACAGGATCTCCTACGTATACAACGTCTGGAAGTTACCACATATATCAATTTAACGGGAACGGGAGCATAACCTACTAACATGCCTATACTAGGAACTTTAGCGTCGCAAAATACTAAGTCATTCCTATCTGTCACTGTAGACTACTTGGTTGTTGCTGGTGCTGGTGGAGGTGGTGGAGGAAGAGCAGCAGGTGGTCAAGGTGGAGGTGGTGGAGCAGGTGGTTTACGTTCCACGGTAACTGCAACTGGTGGAAGTGGATCACTTGAGTCTGCTTTAACACTAACTCCAGCAACTAGTTACTCAGTTACAGTAGGCGCTGGTGGCGCTGGTGGAAATACCCTTGGAACTAATGGATCAGACTCAGTGTTTTCATCAATAACCTCAACAGGTGGTGGAGGTGCTGGCGGCTATCAAACTAATGGAAGTAACGGAGGCTCTGGTGGAGGAGCAGGCAGTAGAGGAAGTATTTACTACCCAAATTTTGCGTATGGTGGAGCAGGAACAGCGGGACAAGGTTTTGCGGGTGCAAACACTAACTATGAGGACTTTCCTTCTAATGGTGGTGCTGGTGGTGGTGCTAATGGTACAGGTGGAGCAGGCAGATCAATTTCTATAACTGGTTCATCTGTTACTTATGGTGGTGGTGGTGCTGGTGGAAATAACGCTCAAACAATAGGAACAGGCGCAGCAGGAACTACAAACAGAGGAAATGGTGGAAATGGTTCTTCAGGAACGGTTAATGGCACAGGTGGATCTGGTGGATCAGGCGTGGTCATATTAAGAGCGCTGCAGGCAGCGAGCGCAACGACAGGCTCACCTACGTATACAACCTCTGGCTCATATCACATATATCAATTTAACGGGAACGGAAGCATAACCTACTAAGATTAAGATAAAACAAAGGACCGCCCTAACGGACGGTCCTTAGTTTTTTAACGTTACTTAGTTATGTCCTGGCCGGAGATTACTGTCTCCTGTCCGGTGGCAAGATCGCGAACCACGACCTTAACGGAGTAGTCACGCTCCGCGCTTAGCGAGCCAACGCTTAGCGTCTGCGCGGTTCCGTCTGTTCCGATCGCGGTCGTAGATCCGGACTGCTTGTCAACGACCATGACGGTTGCCCACGTCGTCGTCGGGTCAAAGTTCGTCACCGCAGGTACGGAGATGGCAACGGAGCGGGCACCTGACGAGTCAACGTTACTTGACGAGACAACCGGAGCAGGAATTGTTGCCCGGTCAACCGCCGCGTCGCGGGCGGGAGTTGGAACAGGTGTGCTTGACACCGGAGTTGAGATTACGGTGTTTGAGATTACGGTCTCCGTGTTTGTCAGCGTGTCAAGTATAACAGTCTTAACAGTTACGTTTTGGTCGTGTGGCAGGTCATTGATCGTGACGCTGCTCTGTCCTGGCAGAAGTCCAAGCGCGGTGGTCGAGCGTCCGTCGGTCACGGTGTAGACCGAGACGCGCGACGTGGAGGGAAGGTTTCCAGCGTCAGGAACGTCGATGATCATCGAGACGGAGTCGTTTGAGCTTAACGTCTGTGACGTGACAACAGGAGAGTACGTTTCTGTCACCGCAGGTGAGGTTGGCTCCTCATACGACGAGACAGACGCAAGTTGAACTACGTCGTAGGTAGGAGTAACGTAGACGTTAGGCGCGACCGCAACGGAGACGATGGAGCCCTGCGTGATCGGCCTAAGGCGGGTAACGCCGTTTGCGTCGACGTACTTAACACCCGCCGAGGCCGGAAGCTTAACGATAACTCCGTAGGAGTCAATAATTCTGTGTGGGGAGTATCCGTCCCAGGTGACGATGCGATCAACCACGCCGTCAAGGATCACCGCGTACCTCTCCCTCGGTCCCGGCGCGTCGGCAACGCCGCTCATCTGCGGAGTAGACGTAATGGCGTCAACCGTGACGACAAAGTATCCGTCAGCTCGAGTCTGAAGCAGATCCTCGGCCTTCATTCTTGAGACGGTGTCGGTCGGACTTAGGTCCGGCATCCACGAGGCGTTTGCCTGTGGGGTGATAAGTAAAAGAGCTAGGGTCAACAACCCTATCCTGTTGCGTAGCATGATCTTCCTTTCGTCGTGCGTCATTATAATAGATAATATCAGGAATCTTCCCGTGGGCAAAACGTGAAACTATCACCGCGAGTATGGTGATATAGGATTAAGACAGACAACGACAGGAGACCTGTGGAAAACGAGTTCGAGCACGACGATGCACTTGAGAGGTACCTGCAGGAGGAGGGTCTTGCGCTGGTTCCGCTGGACTTCATGCACGAGCTCATGATCCTGATGGAGGCTCACATAAGACAGGAAACCGGAGTTACCAAGGAGGAGCTTGACGAGATCATCATGCGCCTTGAGAACCTGATCGGCGAGGACGGCATGATGGACCTGTCGATGGAGGCAATGATCGGCTGGGTCAACACACTTAAAAATTCATAACTAGTCCTGTTATAGTTTTCTCATGAAAAGAGAAACAAGACCCTGGGGATACTACGAGATCCTATACACCGAGGACGAAATGCAGATCAAGAGACTTGTCGTGTACAGAGGAAAGCGCCTAAGCCTGCAGTCACACAAACATAGAAGCGAGCACTGGCACATAAGGTCAGGAAGCGCTCTAGCCGAAATCGAAGATCAGGAGTACGTCCTTAACGCGGGACACTCAATAACCATACTAAAAGGTGAGAAGCACAGAGTTACCGCCGCAGGTAAGAGAGACCTAGAGATTATCGAGGTTCAGGAAGGCACATACCTCGGTGAGGATGACATCGTTCGATATGCCGATGACTTTGGAAGAGCATAGGTATACTACCTAGATTCCGTTTTCCTCCATGTAGCGTAGGCGCTCGGAGTATTTTTCTACGTCTTCACTAGTCAACATGTCCTGCCTATCAACTAACTTGTTGTCTACGATCTCTCCGTTACCCTCCGAGTCATGAAACATGCTCTCCTCAAGGTTTTCTAAGAAACTCAATTAACTAGCTCGCTTACTTTGTTACCTTGTAGCCGTTCTTAGTTAACAGGTCAATCGCGGCCTTTACGTCGGCCGAAGGTCCCTTGGCAG